TCCTCTTGAAACCTACGGAATATCTACGGACAACCGCAAGAAAGTGAGGGAAAAGACTTGCAACCGATGAAAAAAGGTGATAAACTTGCCATAAAGGATGGATATGCAGTTTGCCCGGTCTGCCGACACAAGACCAGTCAGGCAATCAGACCGGACACCGTGGCAGATAATCTCCAGCTCTGGTGCCGGAACTGCAAATCAATCCATCTCGTGAAAATTGACCGTGGCCAGTGCTCGATGATTAGCCGGTGCCGATGATCCCCAGCGTTGGGGGCGTCGGTACCGGTTTTTGTTTTGCATTGTTTTTTGGCCTGTGCTCTTGTAGCCGGTGCTAATGCTCCGCCGTTGCGGCGGGTATTGGCATCGGCTTTTGTTTTTGCCCGGAGGTGATAGCCCGTGGAACAGATGGCCGGTGCCGGTATCTCCGGCGCAAGGCTTCGGGAGCTGGTCTCGCTGCTGGCGGCGGGCCATGAGTATAAATTTTATTCTTGGCCAGAATGGCGGGCGCTGCGGCTGGAAGTCCTCCGGCTGGATCGGTACGAGTGCCAGCACTGCAAGGCGGCTGGGCGTTACCGCAAGGGGTACATCGTGCATCACGTCAAGCACCTTCGGCAGCGGCCTGACCTGGCTTTGAGCGTGTTTGATCCAGATACGGGCCAGCGTCAGCTTGAGACGCTGTGCAAGCAATGCCACGAGCAGGAGCACCCAGAGAGCCAGCGGCAATTTCAGCCGAAGGCCTTGCCAATCACCGCTGAGCGGTGGGATTAACCCCCCATCGAGAAAAATGGCTTTACCCCGTTTGCTGCTAATCGGGTGGGTCCAGGACAAAAGAGGGGCCGACGGGCGTGCGCGGCGCCGTGACGCGCAGGCGACGCGGGCGCGGAAATGATCCTGCCGGTTTCAAGGGCACAGAAGCAGTGGATGGTTCGATTTGGACACATGCTTCCGGTGTGCACGGCGGCGCTTGCGCCGCAGCGGGTTTGATCCTCCTGTCGGCGGCTCTGGCTGCCATGCGAGAGCCGCCGTGTGCGCCGGACGGAAAGAAACGGGAAAGGAGGAGCCTTATGGAGCAGGCAAAGGACTGGAGAAAAACCAAACAGTACCGGGAACTGAAAAAGTCTATGCTGGACAATCTGGAAGCCAGAGGCCTTTTGGAAAAAGCGTACACCGACAAGGTGGACGAGTATCTGGACTTCTGGGTGCGGCGGCAGGAATTGCAGACGGATGTGGCTGAGCGCGGTCTCTCCGTGATAGATGACCGGGGCCGCATTACGGAAAACCGCAGCGTGTCTCTGGAAATTCAGGTGGCCCGGCAAATGTTGGCCGTATGGACGGCACTGGGCTTTAAGGACGCCGCCGCAAAATCGGACGTGCCGGGAGGCATGGACGATGAGCTGTAAGCTGCCGCCAGCGGTCACGGCGTATCTGGAGGCAGTGGAGGCAGATAAGCCCCGGGCCTGCCCGGAGCAGCACGCCCTGGCGGCGCATATCCGGCGGTGCTTCGAGACCGAAGATCTGCGGGTGGATACAGAGCAGCTTCGGCGGTACCTGAGTTTGTCCCGCTATTTCCCGTATAAAGACATTTTCCTGTGGGAGCAATTTCTGACGGCGCTTTGGATGTGCACCTACACCGCTGACGGACGGCCCCGGTGGAAAACCTTGTTTTCCATGGTTGGCCGTGGCGCGGGAAAGGACGGATTTATCGCATTTGTCTCTATGTGCTCCACCTCTCCCTACAATCCGGTGGGCAGCTACAACGTAGACATCTGCGCCAATAACGAGGAGCAGGCCATGACGCCGGTGCTGGATCTGGTGAACACGCTGGAGCTTCCCAAGAGCGAAGCAAAGCTGAAGCGGTTTTACTACCACACAAAGGAGCTGGTGCAGGGGCGGAAAAACCGGGGCGTAGTCAAAGGGCGCACCAACAACCCCAAGGGACGGGACGGTATGCGCTCCGGCATGGTGATCTTTAACGAGGTCCACCAGTTTGAAAACTACAACAACATCAAGGTGTTTATCACCGGTCAGGGTAAGGTGGCTCAGCCCCGCGTGGGGATCTTTACCTCCAACGGCGAAATCAATGACGGGCCTTTGGATGACTATCTGGCCAGAGGACGGCGGATCTTATTTGAAAACGAGCCGGACAACGGCTTTCTTCCCTTCATCTGCTGTTTGGAGACCCGGGAGCAGGTCCATGACCCGGAAAACTGGTACATGGCAAACCCGTCCCTGTTTTATTTGCCGGATCTGTTTCAGGAGACGGCGGACGAATACCGGGACTGGGTGGAGCACCCGGAGCAAAACGGCGATTTTCTGACAAAGCGAATGGGCTTGCGGACTGGATTTCAGGAGATCAGCGTGACGGACTATGAAAAGATCCTCAAGACCAATAAGCCACAGCCTGATCTGCGTGGCTGGACCTGCACGGTAGGGCTGGACTATGCGGAGCTGAGCGACTGGGCGGCAGTCAACCTCCATTTCCGGCGAGGCGCAGACCGGTTTGACATTAACCACGCATGGGTTTGCCTGCAATCCAAAACCCTGCCGCGGATCAAGGCTCCGTGGCAGATGTGGGCAAAGGAAGGACACCTGACGGTGGTGGATGATGTGAGCATCAGCCCTGATCTGATTGCGGCATACATTCAGGACGCTGCCAGATGCTACAACATCAAGGCGCTGGCGATGGACCACTACCGATGGACGCTGGTTTCCGAAAGTATGCGCGCCATCGGCTTTGACGCGGCGGACAAGAACCGGGTGAAGCTAGTACGGCCATCAGACATTATGCAGGTGGAGCCGGTGATCCAAGAATGCTTTGACCGGGAGCTGTTTTACTGGGGCGACCAGCCGCACCTTCGATGGGGCGTGAATAACACCAAGCGGGTCCGCAGCTCACGGAAACAGGGGGTCGATACCGGAAACTTTATCTACGCCAAAATCGAGGCAAAAAGCCGAAAGACAGACCCCTTTATGGCATTGGTGGCCAGTATGACGATCGAACCGCTGCTGGGCACCGGCGCTCCGCTGGCGGCCCCGCTGATGGGGGCCATCAGACTATAACGGTCCGATTCGGACCGGAGAAAGGCTGAACTATGGGATTGAGATTTTTTGAATGGCTGGCGGGAAAGGGCGGACGAACCGCCACGGCGGAGGTCTCTTGTCAGGAACTATTGGCAGCGGCCGAAGACTTCCAGGCGCGGCAGCTTTCCTTCTGGACCTGCGTGAACATGGTGGCCAACGCTGTGGGCCGCTGCGAGGTAAAGACCTTCCGGGGGCGGGAGGAGATCCAGGAGCAGGAGTATTACCTGTGGAATGTGGAGCCCAACGTGAACCAGAACAGCTCCGCATTCTGGCACAAACTGATCGCCAAACTGTTTTTGGACAATGAAGCGCTGGTGATCTCCAGTAAGCGGCGGGACGGCATGGACGCGGTGATGGTGGCGGACAGCTGGCAGCAGAGCACCTTCTGGCCGATGCGGATGAATGAGTACATTAACGTGACGGTGGGTGACACCGCCTATGAAAAAACCTTTCGGGAAAACGAGGTGCTGCATTTAAAGCTCCACCACAACGCCATGCGCCCGGTGGTGGACGGTCTGTGCCAGTCCTACATGCGGCTGGTGGCAGCGGCTATGAGCCGCTATCAGTGGGAGCGTGGGCAGCACTGGAAGGTCCACGTTAATCAGATTGCATCCGGCACGCAGGATTTTGAGCAAAATTTTGCCAAGATCATCGAGCAGCAGATCAAACCGTTTTTTGGCAGCGGCGCGGCGGTGCTCCCGGAGTTTGACGGCTATGACTACCAGCAGGTCAATAAAACTGGCGAGGGAAAGCAAAGCGACAGCCGGGACGTGCGGAACCTGATCGAGGACATTTTTGATTTTACCGCCCGGGGCTTTCTGATCCCCGCTGTGCTGGTGAACGGCACTGTTCAGGGCACAGCGGACGCCAACAGCCGCTTTCTAACCCAGTGTATTGATCCCATCTGCGACCAGCTCCAGGAGGAGATCACCCGAAAGCGGTACGGCTTTGGCGATTGGAAGCAGGGCAACTTTGTCCGGGTGGATTCCTCCGCTATTCTCCACTTTGACATGTTTGCCAACGCTGCCAACGTGGAAAAGCTGGTGGGCAGCGGCGCCTTCTCGGTCAACGATGTGCTGCGGGCGGCCAACCAGGCCACCATCAACGAGCCGTGGGCCGACGAGCACTTTTTGACCCTGAACATTGCGCGGATCCAAGAAGCCGCGCAGCAGATGAATGCACAGAAAGGAGACAGCGGGAATGAGTAATCCCAAGCAGAAGGAACGGAGGATGTGGGCGCTGAAGCAGCGGGCGGAGGACGCCAAGACACTGGAGCTTTACATCTACGGAGACGTGGAGGGCGACAGCTATGACTGGTGGACCGACGAGACGATCCAGAGCGAGACCAGCGCCAACGCCTTCCGGGACGCGCTGGCGGAGCATCCGGAGGCGACGGAGATCGCCGTGTACATCAACAGTTACGGCGGCAGTGTATTTGAGGGAACGGCCATCTACAACCAGCTCAAGCGGCACAGCGCCCACAAGACGGTGTATGTGGACGGCTTTGCCTGTTCCATCGCCTCGGTCATCGCAATGGCCGGCGACACGGTGGTGATGCCGCGCAACGCCCTCATGATGATCCACAACATGAGCATGGGTATTTACGGAAACGCAGCTGAGCTGCGAAAGGCCGCAGACAATCTGGACACCATCAATCAGGCGGGGATGGAAGCCTATCTCCAAAAGGCCGGTGACAAGCTGGACCCGGATACCCTGAAGGAAATGTATGATGCGGAGACCTGGCTGACGGCGGAACAGTGCATGGAACTGGGATTGGCCGACCGCTACGCGGAAAAGGACGCAGACATGACCCAGGCTGCGGCTCTGCTGCAAAAGGCCAACCTGACCTTGGAGCAGCGGATCACCGTGCAGAAAAGTCTTGCCGCCCAGCTCCGGCAGTTGGCGGCGGACACTGTTCATTCTTTGCCCCGCGCCTCTGGCCCGAAAGACCCGGAGCCTCAGCCCGAACCCCAGCAGAAGAACCGTATTATGAGCCTGTTTGGCTAAAAATGAAAGGAGAACATTATGCAGAACAATGACATCCGGAGCCGCGAGGAGCTCCGCACCCTCATCCAGAAGGCCGTTGCCGACAACGATCCTGCCGGCTTCCAGGCGGCCTTTGACGAAATGCTCCAGCGCGTGGGCCTGGACGTGAAGCAGGAATATGAGCAGCAGCTTGCCGACCTGCGTCAGGAAATGGACAGCCGTATCCTGACGGCCCGGGGCGTCCACCAGCTTACCGGCGAGGAGCACGCCTACTACCAGAAGCTGGGCGAGGCCATGAAGGCCATTGATCCCCGGCAGGCCGTGACCGGCATGGACGCTGTGCTGCCCAAGACGGTGATCGACTCCGTTTTTGAGGATCTCCAGACCAATCACCCCCTGCTGAGCCGCATCAATTTCCGGGCCACCGGCGGCGCCGTAGAGATCATGGTGAACACCAACGGCCACGAGGAGGCGGCGTGGGGCGATCTCTGCGACGACATCGTCAAGGAGCTGACCTCCGGCTTTAAGAAGATCCCCGCCCAGCTGCTGAAGCTCTCCGCATTCCTGCCGGTGTGCAAGGCCATGCTGGATCTTGGTCCCGAGTGGCTGGACCGCTATGTGCGCGAAGTGCTGTACGAGGCATTCGCCAACGGCATGGAGGCGGGCATCGTGACCGGTGACGGTGACAAGAAGCCTATCGGCATGACCCGTCAGGTAGGCGACAACGTGGTGCGTTCCGGCAACGCCTATCCCGAGAAGGCCACCGTGAAGGTTCGGGATCTCAGCCCCGCCACCGTGGGCAGACTGATCTCTCTGCTGGCGGCAGACCCCAACGGCAAGGCCCGCCGTGTGGAAAACGTTCTGCTGCTGGTGAACCCGCAGGACTATTACCAGACGGTAATGCCCGCCACTACGCTGATGGCCCCCGACGGCACCTATCGCAACGATGTGATGCCCTACCCCATGACCATTATTCAGACCCCCGCACTGAGCCGGGGCAAGGCAGTGATCGGCCTCTCTAACCGGTATCTGGCTATGGCAGGCACCGCACCCAACGGCCGCATTGAGTACAGCGACCACTACCATTTCCTGGAAGATGAGCGGGTATACCTTATCAAGGGTTACGCCAACGGTATGCCTCTGGACAACAACGCATTCCTGCTGCTGGATATTTCCGACCTGAAGCCCGCCACCTGGAAGGTGACGCAGGTGACGGAAACCGCGCCCTCTGATGACGCCACTCTGAGCGCCCTGTCTATCGGCTCTCAGGCCCTGTCCCCCGTTTTCGCCTCCAGCACCGTGACCTATACAACGGAGACTACCAACGCCACCAACACCGTGACCGCCGTCCCCTCTGACGCAGGCGCGGAGATCGAGGTGCTGGTGAACAACCGCAAGATCGACAACGGCAGCGCTGCCACCTGGCAGACCGGCAACAACACGGTGAAGGTCAACGTCACCGCCGCTAACGGCACCGCCAAGAAGACCTACACGGTCACCGTCACCAAGAGCTGATGGCGGATCGGAACAGCCTGCCGCCCGGCCTGCTGTCCGATGTGGAGAACTACCTGAACATCACCTGGAGCGATGAGGCCACGGATACCAAAGTATCCGGGCTCATCGCCTCCGGGATGGGGTACCTGGACAAGAAGGCCGGAAGCCCGCAGGACTATACAGCGGATGGAGACGCCCGGACGCTGCTGATGGAATACGTCCGCTACGCCAGAGACAGCGCCCTGGACGTGTTTGAAAACAACTATCAATCTCTCATTTTGAGTATGCAGAGCGAAAGGCGGGTGAGCGCGTATGCCGTGGAAAACGCCATATCGCCCCCGCCGTGACAGCGGAGTAACGCAAACCTTTTCTGATGGGCTGGTCAAGGTCTATTCCATTGCAGACACAGCGGAACCGGGCTACAAGCCTGTGGAGGGTCTGACATTTAAGGCCGCTTTGCGGTACGAGGAGCGGCGTCTTGGCATCCAGCGGTATTACGAGGGGCGGCAAAATCAGGCTCAGATCGAGCGAGTTCTGCGGGTCCCACGGGTCCCAGGCGTAAGCAGTCAGGATGTGGCGGTAACGGAGGACGGCAAGCAGTACCGCATTGATCTGGTGCAGGCCACCACCGATGTTTTCCCGGAAAGCATGGATCTGACGCTGTTGCGGATCGAGCAGAAATACGAGGTGCCACATGATCACCTGGTATGAGCGAGTGATCGCCGCCCACCGGGCGGTGACGGACGCGGTGAGCCACGCCGCCCGCCTCAAATCCGACCGTTATTTTGTGTGGCAGGAGGACGGCAGCCATGATCTTCCCGGAGACAACGGCCACGGGGAGACCGCCGTCACCGGCACCACGGATCTGTTTACCAAGTCCGAATTTGATCCCTGGGTTGAGCAGCTGGGCGAAAGCTTCAGCGTCCATGGGATTTCCTGGACGCTAAACTCCGTCCAGTACGAGGCGGACACCGGTTTCATCCACTACGAGTGGGTGTGGGAGGTGCCCTGATGGCAACCATTACGTTTAAAAGCGGCGAAGAATATATGCTGAAGCTCACCCGGCTGGAAAAGGAAGCCGTGGAAAAGGTCTGCGGCCCTGCCATCCATGACGGAGCAAAAGTAGTGGCCGACGCCATCCGGGCAGAATTGCAGACTGTTCCCACAGACGAGGGCTGGGGCACGCAGGAGAATCCAGTCCGCGGACCCAAGAAAACGCAAAAGGCTGCGCTGCTGGGGACCCTCGGTATCACATCCATGCAGAAGGACAATGACGGAATGTATAACGTCAAAATCGGTTTTGACGGGTATAACAACATCCGCTCCAAGCGCTGGCCCCAGGGGCAACCGAATCAAATGGTTGCCCGGGCCATTGAAAGCGGTACCAGTTGGATGAGCAAAAACCGTTTTGTAGGCAAGGCTGTGAGCCGGGTGAAAAAGCAGGCGCTTACCGCTATGCAGAAGCGGGCGGAGAGCGAGATCAACAAAATTATGAAGTGAGCGCGTGTCCGAATCGGACCGCGAGAAAGGAGCGCACATGGCAACCATTGGTTTGAGCAAGCCGTATTACGCCATCTATGCCGAAGCCGGCGGCGTGGTGAGCTATTCTGACGGTGCGGTAATGGGCAAGGCCACAGAGGCCAATATCTCCATTGAGACTACGGAGGACAACAACCTCTATGGCGACAACGGACTGGCGGAAACAGATCGTCGCTTTGCCAACGGCACCCTGACCCTGTCTACTACCGATCTGAGTCAGGAGGTCAGCAAGGCCATTCTGGGCCTTACGGAGCAGGCCATCACCGGGATCGATGGCGTGACGGATACCTCCGTAAAGGAGCTGGTCTATGATGATGGGCAGGTGACCCCGTATCTGGGCGTAGGTTTCATCATCAAAAAGAAGGTCAACGGCGCGTATATGTGGCGGGGCGTGGTGCTGCCGAAGGTCATGTTTTCTGTGCCAGAGGACGCGGCCACCACGCAGGGCGAGTCTATCGAGTGGCAGACCCCGGAGCTGACCGGCACTATCATGCGGGATGATTCCGCCACCCACGTCTGGAAAATGGAAGCCACCTTTACTTCGGAGGCCCAGGCTGAGGCTTATATCAAGGCGCGGCTGGGGATCGCCGCATGAGAACGGCCAGTATCGAGATCGGCGGAAAGGCGCACCTGCTGTGCTTTTCCGCACGGGTGGTCCGGGCAGTAACGGAACGCTACGGCGGCGTGGAGCACATTGACACGGCGCTTTCAGCCGATGACCCGCTCAAGGCGCTGGATGAGGCGGTATGGCTGCTGGCGACCATGATGGACGGCGGCGCCCGGTATGCCAAAATAAACGGGCTGGAAACCGAGCCGCCTCTGACAGCGGATGAGCTGCTGGACGTGATGGATCTGAATGACTTCGGCCAGCTCCGGACAAAAATCACGGAGGCTGTAGTCTCCGGCAGAGAGACTCACGTGGAGGCGGACCCCGGAAAAAACGCGGAAACCACTCCGACGGCCCCTTAGCGCCGGAGTGGTTTTTGTGGTATGGAATGGCCGTCGGCCTGACCTACACCGAGGCGCTGGATGTGCCGTTTGGAGAGCTGCTGGACTATATCGCCATTGAGCAGATCAAGCGGGAGGGTTTTGCCCCCAAGCACGCTTTGACAGATGACGAAATTATCCCAAATGTGAGGTGAGACGATGGCGGTCGATATTGGCCCGAAAATCGGCATTGACGGCGAAAAGGAATTTAGAGAATCCCTCCGAACCATGGGACAGCAGCTTAAAACTCTTGGTACGGAGATGAAGGCGGTGACCTCCGCTTTTGACGTTGACAACGACAGCCAGAAAAAGCTGGCGGCGCAGTCCGACGTGCTGAACCGGCAGTTGGAAGTCCAGCAGCAGCGCCTGGGCGAGGTGCAGAAGGCACTGGACTACGCCAAGGCCAACTACTCTGAAAACAGCAGTGAGGTACAGCGGTGGCAGCAGGCGCTGAACAACGCCACCACCGATGTAAACCGCACGAAAAAGCAGCTCAACGAGCTGGAGACCGGCGTGGAGGGCGTAGGCGACGCCATGGACGGCGCTGGACAGAAAACCAGCGTTTTTGGCGATGTGCTGAAAGCAAATCTGCTGGGCAGCGCTATCGTGTCCGGCATCAAGGCAGTAGCCAGCGGGATCAAGTCTCTCATCAGCGGCGCTATTGAGGGGTACGGTGAGTATGAGCAGCTGGTGGGCGGCGTGGAAACACTGTTTGGCAGCTCTGCCGACACGGTGATCAAAAACGCGGAGAACGCCTACAAAACGGCGGGCCTTTCCGCCAACGCCTATATGGAAACGGTGACCAGCTTCTCCGCGTCCCTGCTCCAGTCCATGGGCAATGACACGGAGGCCGCGGCTAAAAAGGCGGATCTGGCGCTCACGGATATGTCGGACAACGCCAACAAGATGGGCACGGACATGCAGTCCATCCAGAACGCCTATCAGGGCTTTGCCAAGCAAAACTATACCATGCTGGACAACCTGAAACTGGGATATGGCGGCACGAAGGAGGAAATGCAGCGGCTGATCGACGATGCCAACGCCTTGAATGCCGCTCAGGGCAACTACACCAATTACAGCATTGAGAGCTACGCGGATATTGTGGACGCCATCCACACGGTCCAGACGGAAATGGGGATCACCGGCACCACGGCACTGGAGGCATCCACCACCGTGGAGGGCTCTATCAGCTCTATGAAGGCGGCATATCAGAATTTTGTCACGGGTTTGGGCGATCAGAACGCCGATATCGGCGCTCTGACCGAGGAACTGATCCAGAGCGCCGGAAACGTGGCGAAAAACGTGCTGCCGGTCATTGAGTCCGTAGTGAAAAACATTGCAGAAACCGTAAGGGAGCAGGGTCCGGACATGATCACAAGGTTTGTGGCCTATGCTACGGAAAAGCTTCCGGAAGTGCTGAAGCTGGGCATCCAGTTGATCGTATCTCTGGTAAAGGGGCTGGCTCAAAATCTGCCGGAACTGCTCCGGGGCACGCTGGCGCTGGTAGATACCATCATCAGTACCTTTTTGGATTCCCTTCCGGACATCATCGAGGTCGGCAAGGACATCGTCCGGGGGCTGTGGGAAGGCATTAAGGCTATGGCCAGCTGGATCGGAGAAAAGGTCTCCGGCTTTGTCGGCGGCCTCGTGGACGGCGTCAAGGGCGTGCTTGGCATCCACTCGCCCTCCCGGGTGTTTGCCGGGATCGGCCAGAATATGGCGCTGGGTCTGGGGCAGGGCTTTGAAAAGCAGATGCAGAGCGTCACCGCCGGGATCCAGGACGCCATCCCCACGCCGACGGTGGACACCGTCTACAATGCGGCGGCTGGGATGGTGAACGGACTTGCGGCACAGAGCGCCGGAAGCCCCGGCGGCAGCTATACGATCAACCTCATCCTGCAAAACGGCCAGCAGATCGCCAGCTGGCTTCTGCCTGATCTGCGGGACGCGGCCAGAAGCAACCCGGAGGTGGCAACGGCATGACACAGTTGATTATCAACGGCATTTATCTGCCGGAAACCAGCAGGGACAAGTATCAATGCTATCCCGGGGAATTGTCTGTTAATGTGCAGATGATCTCCGGCCGGACGGTACAGGAAGTCCGGGGCCATGTGCAGATGATCTCATGGAGTTACGATTACATGGGCAACGCCCTCTGGCGGCAGCTGGCAGCAGTGCTGCGCTCCGGCAAGGCGTTCCCGGTGGTGTATCTGCCGGATGATTCTGACACCATGGTTGCCGGCACGTTTTTGGTCGAGTCCATGACACAGCCCACCTACGCCTTCTCCCGGAATGGCGTAGGGTTGTGGCACAATGTAGGCTTCACGCTGCGGGAGGTGACGCCGCATGATTAAAAGCGGGCAGGCGTATCATGCGGCGATCACGGGAGACGCGCGGCGGGTGCTGCTGCGGGCGGTCATTGACATCATTTCACCGGACATTGTGTTCGGTGTCGGGGAGACCTCCGGGCAGATCCCGTGGAGCAAGCCGGAGCAGCTTCACGATAAGGTTTTTGGCAATCCCACCAAATACGCAACGTTAGAGCGTGACCGGTGGGCGCTGGATGGGACGTGGGACCTTCTCCCGGACGATCCCACTCAGACGGCGGGCCAGATGGGTTACATCGGCAACGTGCTTTCCAGCGCGGACGGGACGTTTTCCACGCCGCCGTGGGTGGAACTGCAATTCTCCGGCGTGTCTGTTTTGCAGGCGTGCTCCGTGTATTTCCCGGACAATGACTATGACGGGCTTCCAGAGGATTTCACGGTGGAGGTCAAGCAGGGCGGCACGGCGTACCACACGCGGACGTACACCGGGAACACAGCGGCCAGCGTGGCGCTGGAGGGCTTTACGGCCAACAATCCGGACGCCATCCGGGTGACAGTGACCAAATGGTCCCGCCCCGGGCGGCGGATGCGGGTGGTGGAGATCGTCCCCGGCGTATACGAGGAGTGGGACGGCGGAATGATCGCGGAGTTCAACGTGAAGCAGCAGGGCAATATCGCGGACACGGCGCTGCCATACGGCACGTGTACCCTCAAGATCGATAACCTGTCCCGGCGGTTTGAGCCGCGAAGCAAAAACGGACTGTTTCAATCCATTGAGGAGCGGCAGGGGATTGACGTCTCTCTGGGCGTTCGGCTGGCGGACGGAACGGACGAATACAAGCGGCTGGGGATATTCTATCAGTATTCCGGCGGCTGGAAAACCGGCGACAACGGCCTGACGATGCAGTGGAATCTGGTGGACATCATCGGCCTGCTGGCAAACCGGGAATTTCTGGCACCTGCCACCCTCCCCACTACGCTGGGCGGGTGGATCGGCGCTCTGGCGGCCCAGCTGGGCGTGAATTTCAAGGACCGCTGGCACGTGGACCCGGATTTCACGGCCCTGCCGGTGACGGTACGCACGGCGGACGATCTGCAAGGGAAATCGTGCGGTGACATTCTCCGCTGGGTGTGCCAGGCAACCGGCACATGGCCCCGGGCGGACGCCTCCACCGGAGACCTGACCGCCGAGCCGCTGTGGAGCGAGGGGAACCGGGTCACGCTGGACAATCTCAACAGCTACCCCACCATGAAGGCCAACGGGGACGTTGCGGCGCTGATCTTCACCCTCAACGATGGGGCGGGCACAAAATACATCGTGTCCGGCAACGCCACATCGTCCAGCGAGACGGTGAGCATCGACAACCCGTTTATCAAGACCGAGGCGCAGGCGCTGGCGGCGGCGCGGCTGATCCTCTCCACATATGGCGGCAACGTGCTGGATCTGACGGGCCGGGGCGATCCGTCCTCCGAGATCGGGGACGTGGAGACGGTGTGGCTGGACGAGAGTCAGGCCACCACGGCGCGGCTGACCATGCAGACGTTCCAATTTTTGGGCGGCGTCATGCAGGGGTGCCAGAGCCAACTATTGCAGGCAGACGGCAGCTTTCTGTATCAAGGCCGGGAGGTAATCACCGCACCCGGCACATGGAAGGCCCCGGCGGGGAAGAAATCCCTGCGGATCATTCTTGTAGGCAAGGGCGGAGACGGCACACGCGGCCAGGACGGCACGTGGGACGCTGCCGGTGCGGACGGCGTGGACGGCTTAGGCGGTTTGGTGTGGGCCGGAACCATCAACATCAACGAGGGTCAGGAGTTCCCGGTGGCCTTCGGGACGGACACCACCTTCGGCGCGTACTCCTCCGCTAACGGCAAGCGCTATGAAAACGGCTACACAGACGTTGCCAGCGGCGACAGCTTCGCCCGGACGGGCGTGGCGAAGCCAAGGCCCGGAACCGGAGACGGCGGAGCCGGAGGCAAGGGCGGGGAACAGGGGCGGCGGCACAAGGAAAAGCAATATCACCCGGACGGAAGCCCCGCTGGTAGCCGGTGGGTCATAGATGCAGAACCTGGGGCTGGTACTTCCGGCGCGGCCGGTGCTAACGGCTGCGTAGTGGTCTACTGGGATAAGGAGGGCGCATGAGTGACTACACAATGCTACTCCCTAAAATCACATCAGTGAGCTTTACGCCAAACCCTGTTGACATCAACGCAAAAACGAAACTGACGGTCACAGTCACAGAGGAAACCATTGTTTTAGAGCCGGAGATTTGGTATTCCGGCGAGATCTACGCCGGGGAGGTTTAACATGGCGATTAAAACAGTACAGGCAATTATCAACGGCCAAATGTACACTCTAACCCTCAACAGCGGGACGGGGAAATACGAGGCCACCATCACAGCGCCGGGGAAAACGTCCTTCAACCAGCCCGGCGGATACTACAACGTACAGGTGAAGGCCACCAACGAGGCCGGGACGGTCGGCACGGCGGACGCCTCCACCATGGCGGGGCTAAAGCTGGTAGTGCGCGAGCGGGTCGCACCGGTCATCACCATCATCTCGCCGTCCACCGGGGCATACGTCAGCAACAGCAAGCAACCGGTGGTATTCACCGTTGTGGACGAGGCGGACGGCTCCGGCGTGGATCTGTCCACGCTGGTGGTCAAGCAGGACGGCGCGGCGGTGGCGTCCTCTGCCATCACCTCCACTGCCATTGCAAACGGCTACCAAATGACGTACACACCGGCCACGGCCCTCAAGGACGGCAGTCACACCGTCACGGTGGACTGCAAGGACCATGACGGCAACGCGGCGGCGCAGAAGGCCACCACCTACAAGGTGGATACCGTACCGCCCACCCTCAACCTTACGGCTCCCGTGGCGGGGCTTATCACGGCATCCGCCTCCCAGACGGTGGCGGGCACCACCAACGATGCCACCAGCAGCCCCGTGACCATCACGATCACCCTCAACGGCGTGGATCAGGGCGCGGTGACGGTGGCCGCCAACGGCAGCTTTACCAAGTCGGTGACGCTGCGGGAGGGCAGCAACACCATTGTGGTGACTGCCACCGACGCGGCGGGCCAGAAGACCACGATCTCCCGGACGGTGACGCTGGACACCTCCGTGCCGGTGATCAAGTCGGCCACCATCACGCCTAACCCGGTTGATGCGGGCAAGACGATGGTGATCGCGGTGGAGATCGTATGAGTACGCAGGTTTTAAGCGTCACGCTGCCCGCTGAGATCATCTATGTGACGGGCACCGTCAACGGGACGGCCTACACATGGACGCTGATCGAGGGGGCGTGGACGGCAACGGTGGACCGTGCGGCGGATGATACCTATGCCGTCGCACTCACCGCCGTCAACGCGGCGGGGACAAGCTCTAATTTTGAGCTGACCCTCTACTACGGCCTGCTGACCCTCATTACGGACCGGACGGCGGAAGATGTGGCGAACAAGACTGCGAAGGGCTTTTACAACGCCACGGATCTCAACCGGGTAGGCGCGGCGGTGGAGTATGTGGCGGGACGGTTCCAAAAACTGGGCTACGATTGCCCGGTAAGCGTCAAAAAGGGCTGGTCCGAATCGGACACGCCCACGGCCAGCCAGATGGAAACGTACCGGCAGAACATCGCCACCCTGCGGCGGCAGATCGCGGTCATGCAGTCCACGCCGGAGACACCGGACACAATCCGACAGCTGAATTACATCCGGGCTAACAATATCGAGCAGATCCTAGTGGATCTGGATCGGCTGGTCACGAACATTGAAAAATCGTGGTACTTCTCCGGCGAGCTGTACGCCGGAGAGGTTTGAAAGGAGAACGGTATGCAAGATAGAGTCCCTCTCTATCCCGGGCGGGTGAAAATGACACCGGTGGCCGGGCAAGAAAACACCTTTGACCTGGTCCGCGCTGACCAGCCGACGCAGGAGGGCACGCCGCTGAATAAGGCGTCGCTGCTGAAAGATACAACGGCGGCGATTTTGGGGCTGACCAGTAAGGCAGTCCCGGATGACGCGTTTCTGGCGCTGGCACTGCCTGCCGGAAAGTATGCGATTTCCGTAACGCTGAAATCTCCCGGAGGACGGCCTATGTCCGGCATTTCGCTTTCCGGCATTGTAACCGCTGCGGGAAGCGCTGTTGTCACCGATGAAAACGGTGCAGGTTTCGGTTTTTCCACAAGTTCTCCGGCGACAATCACTGCCGATATATCTGCTTTTTTAGATTTAACAGGCACCGCCAGCGTAACGCTGACGCCGAAAGAAAAGATCGTCAACGTAGCAGAAATTATTTGTAAACGCGGTTCCGCAACGAAAGCAACGTTTTCCGCAAGTAAAACAGTGAAGTTCTCCCCCGACGTTTCGGAATATGATGCCTCCGCCATCGGCGGCGGGGAAAACGGGAAACCTGGTACCGGATCTCAGAAACGTGGTACGTATTCTGCCGCAGGCGGAGATGGCGGAAAAGCAGGTGGCGTTTTAAACTTGGGAAAACAACCGTACACCTATCCGGATGCCATTTCGTTGGTTGTCGGAGCGGTTGGAGGCGTTTCCAAGATTGGGGAAGCCTCTACCCCTGCCGGTGTCCCCGGAGGTAAAGGTGCAAAATATACGTATAGTTCCCAAATTGATAATCCAATTGCCGCAACGGCCGGCAGCGATACATCTGGTTTTTTGTACCCGCCGACGCAAGTAGGCGGATCTGGCGGTGGTGGAGGCGCCTATATTACAGAAGGTGGAAACCCGGTAAAGCCTGCAGCGGGCGGTTTACCCGGCGGGGGGCATGGCGAGGAATTGGGTATGCCGTACAAAACAGACGGAACGAAACCTGGCGCCGGTGGCGGAGGCGCACAGGCAACTTTATCTGGCGAAGCTGGCAATCTATCCCCCGGTACAGCGGGAAAAGGCGTTGCCGGTCTGGTAGGCATTATGTGGAGGTATAAATGATGAATTTCTGTGTTGTGAATTCTGACGGCATCATTGAGAACGTCATCGTGTGCGCGGATGAAGCCACGGCGAAAGAGTTCGGCGCGGTTCCCGGCTACGAAGGCGCCCGGATCGGAGATCCATACGTCGCACCGCCTCCGCAGCCCACCGCAATGGATCGTCTGGAAGCGCAGGTAACCTATACGGCCATGATGACGGACACGCTGATGGAGGGCTGATGCGATGAAAGAGAAAATCAAACTCTGGTACGGGCAGGGGCTGTGGAGTGCGGAGATGGTCCGAAACGCCGTGAAAAAGAACGTTTTGACCGAGGATGAAGCGGCGGAGATCTTGGGCTCGCACGAAACCAAGTCGGACTTTTGACTTGCACGAAACCAAGTCGGAATTACCCTAAAAACTGCAACTTTTTAAGGAGTGTATTATGACGGAGACGATCGTCTGCGCCCTCATTACCGGAGGGCTGACGCTGATGGGCGTGCTCATCGCCAACGGCAAACAGCAAGCGATCACCGATACGAAACTAGACGAGTTGACCCGCGAGGTGCGGGAGCACAACAGCTTCGCCCAGCGGGTGCCGGTGATCGAAGAACAGATTAAGGTAATCAATCACAGGATCCAGGATCTGGAGCATGTGAGCGATCGATGAAAGGAGAAAAACATGGAGAACATCAAGAAACGGCTGGGGAATCTGCTTGCGGTGAAGTCTCTGGTGACCATCACCCTGACGGTGGTGTTCGCGGTGCTGGCCCTGCGGGAAACCATCAGCGGCAGCGAGTTCCTGACCATCTTCACGGTGGTCATCGGCTTTTATTTCGGCACCCAGCGAGTGGCCGAGGACAAAAACAGTTAAAACCGGTTGAAAAATCAACCGTAAATTTGAAAGGGGACATATTATGAACAAGATCTACGAGAACATCATCACCGAAGGCAAACAGAACGGCAAGCCCATCGAGGCCATCAACGCCGAGCTGAAGGATGCCGGAGCAAACTTCCACCTGAATCCCGACGGCGGCGTGGCCAACTGGACTGAGGACGAAATGCGGGAGGGCTTCATCCCCGCCGCGACCGAGCCGGAGGCGCTCCCTCAGACGCTGGATACCCGTCGCCGGGAGGATCTGGCGGGCACCGTCCAGATCCAGCGGATCGTCGGAGCCACCTATGAGGTGACTTATGACGAGGACGGTTACTTCATCAGGGCTTCCCGCGTGCGCCATGGTTGATACGTTTGACTGCGCAAAAGCGCAGATCTACCACAACACCGGCAAGCTGACCCCGGCGCAGATCAAGGCCAAGACCGGCTGCACCCACATTATCAACGGCTATCTGTTCAACGGACGCTTCGTCCCAGTTGGCTGGTGCGTGATCGACGGCAAGGTCATCAGCCGGGACAAATACCAGGACTGGGGCGTGTCCATTGGCAGTGACGGCAAGCCGCAGATGCTGACGGACCGGGGCGGATCGTTTTTGTCCGGCGTGCCCATCCTCAAGGCCGGGTCCAAGCTCTACCGGGGCCTGACCGCCGACGTGGCCCGGCCTGCTGCCCGGACGGCGGTAGGCTGGATGCCCAACGGCAAGGTGTGCCTTTGGTGCGACAAGGCCAGCCTGACCCGTGAGCAGCTTCAAAACAAACTGCTGGGGCTAGGCGTGGTGGACGCACTCATGCTGGACGGCGGCGGCTCCACGCAGGGTATTTTCCCCGGCGGGAAGGTCACCAGCTCCCGGAAGGTGCCCACGCTGCTGCTGTTTTGGGAGCGGTCAGCGATCAAGCCCGAAGATCAAGCCCTCGTATGGGGCAAGGCCCACAGACTGCTGACGGACGCCAACGCCGGGGAAACCGTGACCCGCGCCGATATGGTGCGGGCGCTGTATCAGATCTGGAGGGATAACCATGGTTGAAATCCACGCTTACAGCAAAGCCGCCTCCGGGGGCAAGCAGCTCTCTGCCCATTTTAAGGTGCGGGAATTTGCGTGTGGAGACGGGTCTGACGCTGTTTTGGTGGCTCCCCGGCTGGTGATGGTGCTGGAAACCATCCGCGCCCACTTCGGCGCTCCGGTGGTTATCCACAGCGCTTACCGCACGCCGCAGTACAATGCCAAAGTGAACGGCGCGGCTCACAGCCAGCACTGCTATGGCATGGCGGCGGATATTTCTGTCAAGGGCCAGACTCCGGCAGCGGTGGCAGCCTTCGCCCGGACGCTGATGCCCGATTGGGGCGGCGTGGGGGTTTATAACAGCTTTTGTCATATCGACGTGAGAGAGGCCAAGGCCGACTGGGCGGGCTAAACATCTGAAAGGAGGGCCAGAAGATGGCAACAACATCCACGCGGTTAATCCGCGCTCTGCAAGTCTGGATAACCCATGGAAAAAACAAACCGAGAGATCCGGGCGCTGTTGTCATCCATGGCCCCGGCCCGGGCGGCGCAGGCCGTCCGGTTGGTAGGTCTGCCGCCTGACGAGGAGACGGCGGTGCTGGCGGTGGACGTCCACGGCCAGAGCTGCCTACAGGCGGCGGCGCTGCTCCACGTCAGCGTGGACGGCCTCGCCAAGATCCGGCGGCGTGCCTACGCCAAAATCGCGGATGACATGCAAGGATAGAGAAAAGCCGTGTCCGATTCGGACACGGCTTTTCGTTGTGCTTAGTTTGGCTTTTTCGGCGGCTCTAAAACACGGTGAAGTGTCACCGGGGCTTCCTCCGCGTTTGTGCTTACAAAAGTCGGGGCAACCCATTTCAGGATGAGCTTTCTTCCGGACGGGTCCGCTTTTGCGCCCGTCCAGAAATTATGCCAATGGCCACGGCGCAGATGGGGACGCGGGGAGGCGTGGGTGCCGCTGGAGTGCTCCTGCTGGGCTGCGGAGGCTCTGCGATAAGAGCGGACGGCGTTTCCGATGCGGACGCCTACGTCCCACTTGCGGATTTCCGCATAGCGATCTTTGACGGTCGGCGTCCGCCGCGTATAAAACGCCTGCTCCGAGTTCGGCGCAATCTCTGCGTTTTGCGCACAAAGGTACAAAACGAGCTGCAGGGTCTGCTTGTAGAAATGGGCCAACTTCCTGCGGGTTTCCGTTTCCTCCAACAGCGCGCGGCGGAAATCTGCCTTATCCTCCGGAATATTGCGGAACGCCTCTTTACTGGTTGTTTCGATGCTTTCCTCGATTGTCTCGCAGTCGATATGGACGGGGACGCCCAAAGTTCTACCATCCTGATGGAGGTATAGCAGGCGGAGCTCCCGATCCTTTGTGTAGGGATCAAATTCCAAATGCACAAAAACACCGTGATAAATTTCCCCATGCACTCCGGTCTCCGGGGCAAACTGGATATAAAAGCATGGGTACGGCAGGCGTAAAAACGCTTCCGGATCAAGCTTCAGATCGTCCGCCTGCTCAAAGAGTAATTCCTGCATCCCCTCATCCATTACGAAAACTTCTTTGCTGATCCGCCATGGAGCAAGAGCTGCAATCCGCTGGGCGTCCCGCATGGCCTGTACGCGAACCTCAAACGTATCTGGTAAATTTTCAGTTGCCACACTAATCGCAGCGGCAATGGGCGTGTAGCACCAATCAGGCCACGAGGGAAGGCCTTTTTCGCCGTTTTCGGTGTGGAACATCTCCATATCGCTCCACGCTTTAGGATAATCCGCTGAAACCTGCTTCAGAAGCGATAACGGAGGATAAACGATATTTTTCATATAGCTCCGCCCTTTCCCCGGCAGATCATAGCAGATCCCGGGCGTTCACGCCCAGCGCATCGGCGAGGGCGAAAATGTTCTTCGCGGTGATATTTTCTGTGCTGATGTTGCCGGCCTCAATCTTCTGAACCTGCCGGATGTTAATGCCGGCCTTCTCGGCCAGCTGCGACTGTGTCAGCTTCGCCATGCGCCGGGATTGCTCCAGCTTTGAGATAAGATTGTCCCGGCAATCTCTGTCGGCTTTGGCCAGCGAGCAGACGGTGCAATCACCGTCTGCTCGCTGGCAGTCTGCGTATTTCTTGCGCATCGGATGGCCCCCTCAGTTCATGAGCTCCAGGATCGCGCCCAGCTGCTCAGCGTCCCAGCCCTCATCGATGGCCTGATCCAGCATGGAGGCCAGCTGATCCAGCATCTTCTGCGGAGCGCTGGTGCGGATCTCGTCCTCGCTCAGATGGAAGGCCCAGTCCAGCAGCAGGCCACCGTGGGCGTTGTCGCAGGTTTCGGCCCAGATGTCAGTGCCGGAGGTGGAGTAGAATGCGCGAGTGTCCATGTCGGCCCAGTCGGCGGAGTCTTTCGCGAACTTGATAGCGGCGTTGGTGTAAGCGGTAATAGTCATTTTTCTTTTCTCCTTTTAAATGATGCCCCAAGCTTGGAGCCAAGATTCGATGTAGTCAGCGTCTTCATCATTGCAATCCTCGCCGGCACCGGAGGCGATCAGCTTGCGGATCAGCTCAAGCTCCTGCTCTGCCTCGGGGTTGTCTGCGTTCTCAAGATCGTACTGTGTAAACGGGTCGCCATTCGTGGATACCAGGAACTCACCATCGAGCTCAGGAACGGGGTAGTAGATCGTGTTCGTTGCGTCTCCAATGCACAGGGTGCCATCTTCAATGTTGCTTTCGTAATACTCGGGGATGTAGTCGATCTTCTTCATAATTTTTTCCTCCTTGGGTTTCCCCTCTCTTTATGTTTCTATTATACGCCATTATTGGCGTATAGTCAAGAGGAAAAAGCAAAAAAAGCAAAATATCTTTCGGGCGGTTTGAGGGCAGAATACAGGCAGTTTCCGGGCAGTTTGGCTGTCCGGATTTTTTGTATCATATACGTGTAAAGGAGGCGCACACAATGTACGAGCGGCTTTTGGCCTGCGGGTATCCGGCGGAGTTGGCGCGAGATATTGTTGCGCAGACCGATCCGGCAGAGCTGGAACGCTGTGTGCGCATGATCGAGCTTTTATACGATGACCGGAGGGAGTATGTATAACCATTTCAACCCCAACCCCTGCGGGAAAAATGTGGGGGACTGCACCGTGCGGGCAATCGTCAAGGCTACCGGCAAGGAGTGGGGCGAAATTTATTTGCGGCTCTGTATCCAAGGGTATCTGGATGGCGATATGCCGTCGGCTAACGCCTGTTGGGGGCGGTATTTGCGGAGTATCGGATACCGGCGGTACATTGCGCCGGACACCTGCCCGGACTGTTACACGGTGGGCCAATTTGCGGAGGATCACCCAAAAGGCACCTATATTCTGGCGCTGTCCGGCCATGTGGTCTGTGTCTGCGACGGCATGATCTGGGACAGTTGGGACAGCAGCAACGAGAATATCTTGTATTACTGGGTCAAGGAGGATGACTAAAATGGCTTACACACCTTACGGATGGCAAAATCCCTATTATGCACCGCCTATGCCGGATAACCTCATGCAGATGCGCCAACAGCAGATGCAGCCTATGACACCCCAGATGCCGCAGGCCCCGCAAAACCCGGTGGCGCAGAGCGGCGTCCAGTGGGTCAGTGGGGAACAGGAGGCCCGAAACTGGATGATCGCGCCCAACGCCGCTGTGGCGTTGTGGGATAGCTCCGCGCCGACGGTGTATCTCAAACAGGCGGATGCCAGCGGCAAGCCCTCTCTCACAATCTACGACCTCGTAGAACGCGCAGAAACGCCCCATACAGCGCCCACGGCAGACCCGGTGAAGTTTGTCACCCGAGAAGAATTTGACGCGCTGGCGGCGGTCGTGGACGGCATGAAGGGCAAAAAGAAGGCGAAGGAGGCGGACGCGGATGGCTAACCCATTTTTCAACGCGCTCGGCGGCGGGAACACGCCGGTAGGCCGGTTCCAGCAGATGATGCAGCAGTTTAACCAGTTCCGCTCCTCATTTCAGGGAGACCCGAAGGCGGAAGTGGAGAAACTTCTGCAATCCGGCAAAATGTCTCAGAGCCAGTTGAACCAGCTGCAGGAAATGGCGAAACAGTTTCAAGGGCTTATAAAGTAATCAACATCGTGGCCACGATTTGATGAATAAAAAATCGAAAGGAGTTTTTCTATGTCTCTTTCCTCTGACGGCGCTCCCATGCTGACGATGCCTGTGGCTCCCGCCAATTCCGGCGGCAGCGGCGGCTTTGGCTGGGGCGGTGACGGTGCATGGTGGATCATTATCCTGTTTTTGTTTGTTTTTTGCGGCTGGGGCGGCAACGGCTGGGGCAACAACGGAAACGGCGGCGTGGTGGACGGCTATGTCCTGACGTCCGATTTTGCCAACGTGGAACGCAAAATTGATGGAGTGAACGATGGCCTGTGCAACGGTTTTTACCAGCAGGCTCAGCTCATCAACAACACCAACATGGCAATGGCAAACGGCTTCGGACAGGCCGAGCTTTCCCGCGCCAACCAGCAGGCGGCACTCATGCAGCAGCTGACTGCCATGCAGATGCAGGCCGCCGAGTGCTGCTGCAACACCCAGCGCAGCATCGAGGGCGTGCGCTATGATATGGCGGCGCAGGCTTGCGATACCCGGAACACGGTGCAGAACGCCACCCGGGACATTATCGACAATGCCAACAGCAACAGCCGCGCGATCCTCGATTTTCTGACCCAGAGCAAGCTGCAGGATCTCCAGAGCGAGAACCAGGGTTTGAAGCTGGCCGCATCTCAGGCGGCGCAGAACAGCTATCTGGTGTCTCAGCTCCGGCCCTCTCCCATTCCGGCCTACACGGTGCAGAACCCCTATTGCTGCAACCAGTTCGCCGGGTGCGGCTGCTGAAAACTGCATAGCGTAGCTTTTTGCCGATAATGGCAAAATGATCGGCCCCGTGTCGATGCTAAACCAAAGCGGCGGGGCAATAGCCCTGCCGCTGATTTTATGAAAGGAGTTTTCTATGCCTGAATACACTGCGATTGCCACGCAGACTGTGGCGGCAAATCAGAACGTGCTTTTTACCGAGGCACCGATCCCCTGCACAAAGGGCCTTGTCACTCACCGGGTAGGCTCTGGCCTGTTTAATCTTCGGGGGAACTGTTCCCAGTGCCGCATCCGCTACAAGGTGGACTTTATCGGCAACATCGCCGTAAGCACCGGCGGGACCCCCGGCCCCATCTCCGTTGCCATTGCGGTTGACGGTGAGCCTCTGCCGTCCTCCGTTGCGACGGTGACGCCCACAGCGGCGGAGGCGTTTTTCAACGTGGCTGCATCCGAGTACGTTGACGTTACAAAGGGCTGCTGCGCGTCGCTGTCCATCCGCAACGTTAGTGGCGAGGCCATTGACGTGAGCAACGCGAACCTTATCATTACCAGAGTTTGCTGAGAAAGGAGAACACAATGGGAATGAAATCTATGTATGAACTGCGCGATATGCTCTGCAAGGAACTTGACGAGCTGATCCGCAAGGGCGAGCTGGGTGCCGGGGATCTGGACATTGCCCACAAGCTGACGGATACCATCAAAAACATCGACAAGATCGAGGCGATGGACGAGCGCGGCTATTCCGGGCGGTATATGGACGATGATCTACGCGGTTACAGCCGTGGCAGCTCCTATGCCCGGAGACATTATGTCCGTGGCCATTACAGCCGCGACGACGGCCGGGAATCTATGCGCCGTCAGCTCCGGGATATGCTGGACGATGCTGATGATGATACCATTCGTAGCGCGATCCAGCGCTGCATGGACGCCGTGGAGGGATAAGGGGGTGCGGCCCCATGATCGATGAGCAGGAGTTGTCCTTGTGGATCAAACGGTTGGAGGCGGAGCCGTCCAGTTGGAAAAACTATGAGCGGTTGTCAATCCTTTACGCCATCCGGTCCCAGCTCAACCTTACCGCATCGGTGGAAAAAACTTTGACCAGACGGGACATGCTACTCCGCTGGAAAATGGATTTTACCAAGGCGGAAGCGGAAAAATGGGCGGCGGGGTTGGAAAACTCTGACGGCACCACTGGCCCGCACTGGCCTATTGAGCAGACCAGCGCTTTGGCGGACAGCATGGGGATCTCTCCAGAGCAGGTACCCCCGTGGTGCTGGTGGATCACCGTAAATATGATGTACGCCGACTACAGCGAGGTAGCGCTGCACTATGGGATCAAGACCGTTGGCTTTTTTGGCGAGATGGCGCAAGCATTTTTGTTTGATAAAGACGGCCCCGGTTTCCGAGACAAACTGGCTGCCTACTATTTCGGCATCGTCAAGGCGGGGAAGTAGAGCCGACTGTGTTCAGCACTGTGTTTACGCATTGCTTTATAACCGCTTTTATCTGGCTCTAACAGTTAGTTTAAAACGGCGAAAAACCGTTGGAATTGCAAGCATTGCAAGCAATTTCAACGGTTTTTCATACTGGTCCGAGTGGCGGGAGTCGAACCCTATACAAAACGGCTGTTTTCAATATGTTCAGCGGTTCTGTGTTCAAAATTGTGTTCACATCGGTTTTATGTTTAAAATCCGGCCTTCATCTTTTCGGCAGCGGCTGCGATAGCATCCGCACAGACATGGGTATAGATGTCCATGGTGGTGGAGATCTGCGCATGGCCAAGGAGCACCTGCGCTGTCTTAGGCTCAATGCCGCACTCAAACAAGGCGGTGGCGTAACCGTGGCGGATTTGGTGCGGCGTGACGGTGACGCCGCTGGCGTTCCGGTACGCATCGTACATGGCTTCAAAATGCTTTGCGGTTAACGGGCTTCCGTCCGGCTCTGCAAAAATGTAACCGGCCGGCAGCTTTTTGGGAAGAAGCTCCTCCAGAGCAGGGAGGAGCGGGATGTCCCGGGTACCGGCTTCCGTTTTCGGCGTTTTCAGGTGCGGAGAGTTGCTCATGTAGTACACGGAGCGACGGATGTGGATACGCTTTTCCTTCCGGTCAATGTCCGCCCCCATCAGACCGAGGGCTTCGCCCCGGCGGCAGCCGGTGTAATAGATCAGTGCGGCGAAAAGCCCAAAGGGCGTATCTGCGGCGTGCTGCTTAATCAGTCTGATTTGGTCTTTGCCCGGAGCCAGGCGGCGGGTCTGCTTTAGGTTTTTGGGCGGTCTGACTGCTGTGGCCGGGTTATAGGTGGCCTGCCCCTCGACTTCCGCCTTGCGGATAATCTGGCGGATGACTTGCAGCTGGGTCACCACAGTCTTCCGGGCGTATTTGGCCCCGAACCATTTGATATATGCGTCGATCTCCTGTGCGGTAATGGATGCCACTGCGCGGTCGCCAAACTCCTCCACAGCCCGCTGCATGGCAGGCCGGTATCCTTTGGTTGTGGTAGGGGACAGGGTCGGCTCAAGTTCCTCCCACCAAGCAGCGGCAATCTGCGCAAAGGTAACAGATTTTTCGGACTCCTGCTGGGCTTGTGCCCGGTCGAAGGCCTTGACCTTCTCCCAGACCTCCTTGTCGGTTTTTCCACGGAAGGCCTTACGCTTTCCGTTGATCCGGAGGATGGTCTCATGGAGGCCGTCAGGCCGGACGTAGTATTTCGGGTATCGTGCCATGGGTCACCCTCGCCAGAAGCCGATC